CTAAGGCTGAATAATTATCTACATCTAAAGGTCTTCTTGATACTGCCATTATTGTTCAGTTGCTGCGTTTTGTTGTTCTTTACCTTGTGCAAATCCTGCTACGTCTGGTTGTTTTATAACAACACCAGCATAGTTTAGTATATTTACAACTAAATTGTTTTCTTCAGATGGATGTAGTTCAAAATTATAAGATTTTGCTGCTACATCATAACTGTCATTATCAGGATCAAAAACAGTAGGATCATAATAAGGTATTGTTCCGTTTGAAACATAACCCCATTTAGGTCTTACAGGTTGTTTTAAATAATCTAATTTAACACCTGTAGTTACTGTTGAAGGATAAACAACAACACCAGTGTTTGTTAAAGTATACACCGGTTGTTTTTTAACTGGTGCAGTAAGCGGAGATAAATTTATATATTTTATTTCTTCATTAGAAGCTCTATCAGCAACTATATCATCTACAGAAACAACTCCAACTCTATATAAGTTATCTGGATATGTAAATTCATTGTTTAGTTTAGTTAAAGCTAACTCTTTATAAAATACACTTATTTTTTCAGCTAAATATGTATTTGGGTCTGAAAAATCACTGGTTAAAAATGCATTTAATTCATAACCTGCTTCTCTAGCAAAATAACTAGCAAATATTTCATTTTGTGCTTGCTCAGCTAATCTATTAAATTCATCTGGTGTTATATATCCACGATTATCTTTGTTTGTTATAACAAGAACAGATTGGTATACATTGTTTATATTAACCATTTATCTTTGTTTATTATTAATTTAGTTGATGTAAGGTTGATTTCTCACCTTACATCAGTTTAAGCTACGAAAGCTTTTTAGTAATTGATTTCATTAAATCAACACCTTCATCTGTTTTAAAGTATTGAGCTAATGCTCCATAAGGATGTTGGTCAAAAGGAACTGTCATTATTTTTTTACCATTAGAACCTAGTTTAAAGACTGTATTGTCGTCTGTTAAATTTAATATACCTGTTTCCACAGCTCTATTAGCTAAGTTTCTTAAAGTTATATCTTCATCTTCCGATAATTCTATAAATAAATGAGGTTGATTTCTTGCAAACCTATAAGCATCTCTTTTTAATTCTTTAGAAGTTAAATCAGAAACTGCTGAACCTAATTCAGTTCTCATGATAGCCTCTAAGTGAGATATATCAAGAGTTTGAACAAGATTTAAAGCTTTTAATTCAAATTCAACATCTTCAACTTCGTCTGTAGCAATAATTTGATCATCAATTTCATCCCACTTTTTATTTGGATGATAAACTGATAATAGTTTTTGAAGATTAACCTCTGTTCTTGGAACATTTAATATTCCATCTTGAAATATAACATGTTGCAAAGTGCTGTAACCATCTTGTTCTTCAACAAATAATGATCTTTGATTTGAAGCTAGTCTTAACTCTCTGTTAATACCTGTTTCTTCATCAAAATAAAGCAAAGGTTTTTTATGTGTATGTTTAGTTTGAATTGTATAAGTTAAAGGACTCATATCATTTTTTAAAATGTATACTCTGTCTTTAATTTCCCAATCACTTTTTTTTATTTTTGTTTTTGTTGTAGTCATAATTAAATAATATATAATAAGAATACTGGGCTCCGAAGAGCCCGTATCCTATAGTTAAAAAATATTAAGCTTTGAATAACACAAAGTTATTAGCCGCTTGTGTAATAAGACATCTTTCACTTAAGTAAGCAATTCTCATTTCATCAATGTCAGTAGTAGGAGCACCTGTTCCAACAGATCCTGTAATCCAAGATTTGTTTTTACGGTTTTCTGTTTCTGAAGCTCTGTATCGGATGTGCAAGAAAGGTCTTTTGATATTTTGACCTAATTGCTGATCGTATACTGTAGAAGTACCTGCTGGTACTAAAGCACCTTCAATATCTCCAAAACCTCCACGAGTTGACCAGTCATTTAAATACTTCCAGTCAGTTTTGTAAAAGTCATAAGATCCTCTACGGTATCCTGTAAATCCTAGATTAAGAGCCATATCAGCGCTATTGTTAAATACACCATAAGATGTACCATGAGCGTGGTTAGCTGTTCCAGCATATGCACCATTTTGCATAGCAAGAATGTCATCAATTTCTAAAGAAAGTTCACGATTTAAGAAAAGCATGTTTTCTTCAATTGCTCCTTGCTTATCTAATTGCTGAAGAACTGCATCAAAATCTGTTAATGCACCACCACCTGCTTGAGCAGCTGCTTGAGCACCAAATCCTGTGTAAACATTTCCACGTGCTTCTAGAGCAGCGAAGAAACCTTCAGTACCTTTAGCATTTTGATTGTTTCCTGCAACAGTAATAGAACTAGAACCTGCAGTATAGCCTAAAGCTATTCCGTTAGCACCAGCTTGTCCGCCTGTTTTAAGAACACCTTCAACCATTGACATCTCTAAATAATCTTCCCAACGAAGTCTTACTTCATGTTCTGCTTTCATGTACCATAAATATCCATTAGCTCCATTTTCAGAAGTAACTTCAATCCATCCAATCTGAGCTGTGTCAGATCCATTAATAGCATAGTTATCTTTTAAGATAATTGGTGAATTATTAAACGTAGCATAGCTAGGGTTTAAAGATTCTGTAAAAGTTCCAGTACCTTTAGCAAATTCATTACCATAAGCAACAGCTGTAACTCTGCTACCTATTAGTATTCCACCGTGAGCTACATAAGATTTGATTTGAAAGTTTTGTCCAGAAACTGCTGTAACAACACCTTTTATAACCTCACCTGCTCCACCTATTGCAGAAGTTGCACTAGTTTGTGTTTGTACCATAACCGTTGCTCCAACTCTAAAGTTTACAGGCTCAGTTTTATCTGTAGTTGTTCCTGTGCTTCTTGGTTGTGCTGTGGGTACGCTAAAATTAAGTGCTGTACCTGATACTCCTGCTACAATTGCCGCTGGAACAGCTCCACCTGGTAAACCACCTGCGTTTCCTAAAGGAATTACATTAGCATAACGAGTGTGTAAACGTCCTTGTTCTGTCCAGATAATTTGATCTGAAGTTGATGGCATCTCTGCCGATACCATACGTAAAAAAGATCCAATAGAACGATTTCCGTAACGTTCTACTTCTTTTTCATATACATCTGGTAAAAATTGTTGTCCCCATTGTTCAAAGCCTGTTGCTTGAAAATCTATATAGTTTCCTGAGTACATTGTTTTCGACTGCGTTGGTTGTAACGCTGCCGGTATTCCTGCTGTAAAAGCCATTTGTTTTGATTTTAAAAATTATTATTTATTCCATTTTACTCGCAATTTAGAAGAATCATTACCAGAAACAACTTTAATTTTTTGACCATTAGTATTAACAACGCTTGTGTTATCTGCTCTTGGTGACATATCAATATTTTTAGATAATTTAGCTTGTTCACGTATGGCATCGGCACGGCCTTGCTCATAAAAATGATTAGCTATTTTATCTGCATTGCGTCCAGCAAATAAAGCTTTGTGATATCCTTTAGCATCTGCTACAGTACCATCTTTTCCAATATAGTCGTTTGCAAAATTTTTAATATCAGATTGGAAATCTTTCACTTTAGTTTTATCTTCCACTTTAAACCTATATTTGTTTTTCCCTACGCTAAAATCAAAACCTTTGAAATCGTCAGAAAAAACATCATCAGTTTTACTTAAAAAATCTTTCTGAAGTGTTTCACTTTCTTTTATTAAATCTTGTTGTTTATTGTAATAATCATAAGCTTCTTTATATTCTGGAGCTATATCATTTTGCTTTCTTAACTTAAGATCAGCATAATATTTTTCCTTACTATTTGTAAAGTGCTTTTGAGCATTAAATAGTTCTTCTTTAAAAGCTAATTGCTTAGCTTTAACATCTGACGGATCGTCCGTCTCTGCATCATATCCAAAGTTTTTATTGAGTATAAAATCAATATCACCTGAATCTAAATGCGGTTTAGTTTTATTATAATATTCTCTTAATAAAGATGTGTTATCGTATTTTGATATATCTTTATTTAGTTCAACATAGTCTTCTAAAGTACCATTGGTTTCATCCATGAACTTTATTAACTTGTCTATATTTTCCGGTAAAACATTAGGTTCTTCTTTTTCTATAACCTTTTCTTCTGTTTTTTTAACCGGTGTGTCTTTAGTTTCCTCTTCTTCAGTTATTAACTCGAGAGGACCGTTTGATTGTTCTACTTCTTTTTCTTGTGTAGTATCTTCTTTACTGGATTCGACCCGTACTTCGCTGTCCACTTTTTCGCTATCTCCGGTTCGTTCGCCCACAGGAATTTCCTTTGTTTCTCGCTCTTGAATGGCATTGTCTTCTTGTTCTTTAAATTTATCTAAATCAATTTTAACAACACCATCAACTTCTTTTGGTGAGTATTTTTCATCTACTTGACCATCTGAAACAGCTTGTTCCAAAACTTTAGATTCTCTTTCTTGAGGTGTTGGATCTGGAGTGTTATCTTCTACAGCTTTAACTGTAACTTGTTCTTGTTCTTGTGTTTGTTCTTCCATAATTATATATAATAAAATATTTACTTGTTACTTATTTAGGTGAAAATCTTGACAGATCAATGCCACCTAAAACATCATTACCTTTAGATTCAAAAGATTTTGCTGGTTTACCACTGCTAGGTGGTCCAGATAGAGTTGCTGTTGAGGTTTTTATAGATGCAACATCTTTTTGTGTTTGATTTTGTTGTTCAACCAATTCTTTCTGCGCTTTTAATTCTAATTCTTTTAACTGTACGTTTAATTCATATTCAAACTGCATTAACTCTTTTTTAGTTTGAGCTTCAACTTCTAATTTTTTAATCTCAAATTCTATATCAGCTTGTCTATATTGTATTTTAGACTCTGTTTTAACTTGCTCTGCTTGAGCTTTAGCTTCTTCTATTTGAACCTGAGCAGCACCCTGAGCCTCAGCTTGAGCTACGCTAGCTGCTTGAGCTTGCTGTTGATCCATTTGTTGTTTTCTAATTCTTCTAATCTTAAGTAATTGATTAGCGAGTTTTAGATTTTTAACCTCTCGTATATCTATAGCGTCTTCAAGGTTTATACTATCTCTTGATAAAGCCATTTGAATATTTGCTTCAAGTAAAGATTTTTCTTCTTCATCAGGCATTAATTCTAAAAATATACCAAAGTCGTGTAGATGTAAGTTTTTCATTTCTTCTAAGGAAGCAACTGAAAATTGACCTAATGCACCTATAAAAGCCTCTTTTGTTGGGTGAAATTCTAACACATCTTTAAATCTTAAGCATATAGCTTCAGCTAAAGATAGTGTTATATACATGCTTGATGAAAGTATATGTCTAGTTGCTGTGTTACTATTAGCAGCTGCTAACTTTTGAACTCCAACTAAAGAATTTGGATCTGGATCAGAACCATCTCTAGCTTCATTCAAACCAGTAACATCTCTCATCATTTGTATATACTGATTATAAGCACCAACTAAAACTTGTATTTGTCCCCCTTGACTTCCTGGTAATTCTTGTATTGGAACTCTTCCTGGATTTGGATCACCCTCAACTGTTAATGATCTACCTATAATAGAACCAGTTGAAAAATACATGTTTAAAGCTTCTTGCGCATTATAACTTGTGCCATTACCTAAGTCAACTTCAGCTAAACCATCTGCGTCTATAAAAACACCTGAAGGTGTCATTCTTTGTATCGCTTGTTGTAGCTTTAAATGTGTTAGTTGAACTAAATCAGCATAAGGTGTCATCTTAGAAACAAGTGATGTTATTTTACCCTTGTATATTCTAGGAGCTGAAACAGTATAATTCATTAGAACTTTGTTGGTGTTAGAAGAAGGACGAATCATGTTCGTAGCTTTTTCCCATTTCAACATTGTATCTGTTCCTAATATAAAAACGCCTTCATATACAACTTCTCTAGCTTGTGCAACGCGCTCAAATCTAGTTCTTTTATCTTGTGGTGGATTAAAAGAATCACTTTTAGCTATTGCTCTAGAAGCTCCTGTTGAAGTTTCTTTTATTTTATATACATTGTTTTCCCAAGTTTTCCAGTTAAAATATAAAACAGTTAATGTATTGTTGTTGTCAATATCGCCACCGCTTGAATTTGCTTGCCAACTGTTGTTGTACATGTCAACCCAATTTGAACCTTTTTTAGTTAGTTCATATATTTCTTCATCAGGCAATTCTGGAAACTCTTTTTTTAATTCATTTAAAGATATTCTTTTAACTTCACCAAAATAATAACAATTTTCAAAATTAGGATCTTCCGTATATGACCATATTAAATTTGCTGGATCAACATAGTCTAGTTTTATACCATCTGTATTATTAAAAGTGTTTTTAACAGCACCTATTCCTAATACTGTTAAGTCATAATCAAATCTCTTTTTTAATTCAGGAAATTTATTTGTTAAGAAAACGTTATTTATAGCTTGTTCTTCTGCTATTTCAATACCTTGCTTATACCCTAATTGCATGTAAAGTTCTAACTCTTCAGAGTTTGCTGGTAAGTCTTCTTCAGGTACATTTCTAGCATTAACACCAAGTTCGCTTTCTATTTGTTTCAACAAACCTTGAGCATTTATATCTCTTTGAATATCATTAACAAATTTAGTTCTTTTACCTGTTGATATAGGATCTTGAGCAAATGCTTTTATATCAAACAATCTATCTTGCATTCCATTTACAACAATGTCAACAAACTTAGGTATAATAGGTACTGGTTTCCAGTCTAAATTAAGATAAGATAAATCACCGTTAACAGCAAATTCATCTTTATATTTTCTAATAGACTGTTCACCTCTAGCGTATAATCTTAATCTATGAAACTCATCTCTAGTTTGAAAATACATTCCAGGTCCATTATCTCTATTAAACCACTCTTGTTCAATAGCTCTAGATACAGATAAACCATATTCTTGTGTCTTTTTTACTTCATCTGAGACTGCTTGACTCGGAAATTGTGTAGGAAGTTGTCCTGTATTTATTGCCATATTTATTTTATTATCTCACTCATTGATCCTTCGTTTTTATATTTAGAAAAACTAAAACCAATATTTTTTGTTGTTCTTTGCATGTTAGGTCTATACATATGTTTTCTACAAGCCATAATAGCCAAACCGCTACTTATAGATGCATCATATGCTGTTCTTTTGGATATATCAAATTTTGCCCAATCTTCTAAAGTTCTTTGAAAATACATATTACCATGATTTTCATTTATTTTACCAACGTAATCTTCTATGTAAGATTCTATTGCTGCAGCATGCGCTTGCTTTATATCTTCAGATGTATTAGGTATACCGCCTAGTTCTAATTCTGTTTTAGACAAATTACCAATTAACTTGTCAGGTCTATTCATTGAAAAACCTCTATAACCTCTTCTCTTTAAGTGATATAGCAATCTTGGTTTATTATTTTCTGCTAAAATAGGCATACCATAAAAAACCAAAGCCATTAAAACTTCTTCAAAAAAAGTTTCAGCAGTTTGAGGTCTTGCAACGTATTCTAAAAAGAATTTTGTTGTAGGCACATCAGGCGTCATGCTAAAAGTAGTTAAACCATGTAATGAACCATTAGATCCACCACCGCCAACTGTTCCTGATATATCATAGGAATCACATCCAAAAGCACCTAAACCATCGTTGCCGGGATATTTAATTCCATTTTTGTTTATTATATTATTTTGAAAATTATTTCTAGGTAACCAAGATACTTTAAATCTTCCATTTTTAGTTGGAATCCAAATTACTTCAGTATCTTTAATACCATTTTTCCAGCTAAATGTACCCTGTACTACATGGCCTTTAGCTGTCATCTCTTCATTAAAATCTATTTGTTCGTATATTTTAGTTAAATTAAATAACGAATTTACTGTTTCATCTCTGAAAGCATGTTTTTCTGATCTTGGAAACTGTCTATAATACTCATTTAAAGCATCACTATCTCCTTTTAAACCATCTACCTCATTCTCCCAGTGCTCAACAACTCCTGTGTATATTGTTTCCCCATCAATTCCTTCAACCTCTTTCTGTGGGCTATCGAATACAGGATACCCATACTTGTCGATAAATCCTTCGTAACCCCATTCCATAGGTATGAACAAAGAATATAATCCACTTGCAGTCTGACCATTGCGGTTTCTATTTTTGACATCTGAATTATAGAATAATTTTTTAAAGTTATCTCCACCTTTTGATAAAGCATTAGATGTTGATCCCATCATACATTTACCAACTATCTTTGCACCGAGCCTGAGGCAGGTTTTTGTGACCCTCCAGTTGTTGAGGATGTTGTCCGGCCTCTCCCATTTGCCCGATTCGTCGTGGACGAGGAGTTGTAGTTTCTCCCCATCGTACGAGTTGTCGCCCGTGTTCTTCCAGTCGATCGTGGTGTCCAAGCCTGCTCCCAATCTCTCTTCTTCTTTTTGATTGGTTTCCTTAAGGGAATTTCTGGTAAGCC